TAGTAGCTGGTATTCGACCAAGAATCTTGAACTAATTCTTGTACTATATCCAAAGTTTGTAGTTAGCAGTAAAGGCGAAGTAATGAAAGGTGGCGGAAGAGAGTCCGGCGTATCGCTTGCAACAATGCGACCGGAAGCACAAGTAATCGAAAGAATACGTCCTCCGCATTACTTAAGTGATGAGGAGTGCGAGATCTGGCGTATGTGTGTCGATTCTCATCCAGCGGATCAGTTTGCTGCTGGCGGAAGCGCGATTATGCTTGCCCAATTCTGCCGTCACACGATCCTGGCGAAGCGGGTTGCGGAGCTGATTGAGCAGTCGATCGATCAGGCAGCGGTGGATGAACTTGACTTGCTGCTTCGTATGCAGGACCGCGAAAGCAAATCTATTTCTATGCTTGCAACCAAGTTGCGTATGACTCCAGCTTCAACCTCAACATATCACGGGCATAAGATGCCGGGTTTAACGCATAAAAAAGTGCCTTGGGAAGAGAAGGAAGAGGTTGAGTAAAGCATGATACCAATACCGCTGATATGTGATCCGGTGCCTGGGCCGGGTTTGGTATTAACGACTTCTCATCGGCTATCGGATGACGAGCGTGAAAGGTTGAAGGCTTTGTGGAATGCAGCAACGACAGGATCAATAAGACCAATGCTTATAAAGCAAAATATGGTTCAGTTTAAGCCATTGATCGGTGGGCGTACCGAATGGCCTGACGCTGAATACTGCGGAGCATAACAATGCTCACCCGCGCCGAGAAAAATATTAAGTGGTGCGAGGATCACCTCCGCATTCCGGAAGGTATGTATGTTGGTAAGCCATTAAAAATGGCTGAGTTCATGAAGGATGATTTCCGCGCGATCTACGATAATCCTAACGGTACAAGACGGGCAATTATCTCAAGGGGACGAAAGAACGCGAAAACAACCGAAAGTGCAATGATATTGTTGTTGCATCTGTGCGGCAGAGAGGCTCGCCCAAATGCACAACTATTCAGCGCGGCACAATCGCGAGATCAGGCCGGTGTGTTGTTTGCACTGGCGGCAAAAATGGTGCGTATGTCGCCGCTCTTGGACGATAATGTTGTTGTTCGCGATAATGCGAAACAGTTGTTTTGTCCTGACCTGGGGACGCTGTACCGGGCGCTTTCTGCCGATGCCAGTACCGCGTTCGGCTTGTCGCCGGTACTGGTGATCCATGATGAGCTAGGGCAGGTCAGGGGACCGCGTTTTAGCCTCTATGAGGCGCTGGAGACGGCCACAGCGGCACAGTCCGATCCGCTGTCGATCATCATCAGCACGCAGGCTCCCACCGATACGGATCTCCTGTCGGTGCTGATTGATGACGCAGCTGGCGGGTACGATCCGCGCACCATCCTGCGGTTCCAGACCGCAGATCTGAGCCTCGATCCATTCACTGAGGAAGCTATTCGCCAAGCCAACCCTGCGTTCGACGTATTTATGAACAAGCAGGAAGTTATGGCTATGGCGGCGGATGCCAAACGCATGCCGTCGCGTCAGGCTGAGTTTGAGAATTATGTATGTAATCGCCGGGTTGAATCCAATTCGCCATTTGTATCCGGTAGTGTGTGGGCGGCATGTGCCGATCCGCCTCTGCCGATCGATGATGTTCCTGTTTATGGCGGGTTGGATTTGTCGGCGGTTAACGACCTTACTGCTTTGGTGTTGATGGGACGTATCGACAATGTCTGGCAGGTCCATCCAACTTTTTGGTTACCCGGTGAAGGGCTTACTGAGAAGGCGCGGAAGGACAGAGCTTTATATGATGTTTGGTACAGAGACGGATATCTCCAAGCCGCCCCCGGTAAGTCGGTTGACTACGAATTCGTCGCAGAATATCTGCGTGGGTGTTTCGATCGCTACGATATTCGTAAGCTTGCTTTTGATCGGTGGGGGTTTCGGCATCTTCGCCCTTGGCTGGTGAAGGCTGGCTTTAGTGAGTACGAACTGGAAGAGAAGTTTGTAGAGTTCGGGCAAGGGTATCAATCGATCTCGCCGGCCTTGCGTGATCTTGAGAGCGAGATCCTGAATCAGCGTATCGCGCATGGGGATCATCCGGTCCTCAAGATGTGCGCGCAGCACGCGGTTATTAAAACCGATCCGGCAGGCAATCGCAAACTGGCGAAAGACATCTCGCCAGGGCGGATCGATGGGATGGTCAGCCTCGCGATGGCAATGGGCGTGGCTCCGATGGAGTCCGAAGCTGAAATTGATATTGGAGCTTTAATCGGATGAGAAATCTGGAGATTGTCAATAAAATCGCCGCTGCGCCTGCCCCGGATGGGGACAACCTTGAATATATCATGTCGGATGATTCGATCGATCGTCTGGGGGACATGATCGATCAAGCTGGGTGGCAGCTGGTCAATTTCGAGAAGAACCCGATCGCGTTGTTCGGCCATGACTCGCACTTCCCGGTGGGGAAGTGGAGGGATGTAAAGGTCAAGGGCAACCAATTGCGCGGCACGCTTGAGTTGTTGCCGCCGGTATCACCCAGGCTGCAAGAGATCCACGCAGCGGTGAAGGGCGGGGTGCTGCGTGCCGTTTCAGTCGGCTTTAAGCCGCTTAAGTATGAACCATTACCGGATAGCAAGAAGGGTGGCTATCGATTCATCGAGCATGAGCTTGTTGAATGTTCGATTGTTGCCGTTCCAGCTAATCCCAACGCCATTCAGATCGCTAAGAATCTGAATATATCTCGTGAAACGATTAACCTTATCTTTGGCAAGACCGCCGATAACGATGAGGTAACCCACCGCGACCTATCTGGCAAGTCTGCCGAAGATCACCCGAATGTCGGGAAACGAAACATGTCTCTCTCGGAGAAGATTGAACAGTCTCAAACTCGCGTAAACGATCTTAAGGACAAAATCTCGGCTCATAACGGCAAAGATTTTGGTGATGATGCTCCTGACGAACAGCACCTCACGGTTGGTGAGGAGTTGAATTTGCGGTTGACCACCGAAGCTCGGCATCTCGATATGCTTAGGGCGTCGGAGGCGGTGATGGGGGCCAAGAGCGACGCTATCACTACGACTATCGACAAAGCGGTCCAACGGGCTGGTGAAACCCGCCGGCCTTTTGCTTTGCCGAAGAAGGAAGTTAAGCCGGTCGATTATGTGTACCGGGGGCTGACGGCGGCTTTGATGTCGCATATCACGCACAAGTCCATTCCGGACGTACTGCGTGAGCAGTATGGCGATGATGAGCCTACCCGTGTTGTCGCGAATGCCACGGTATTGCGGGCTGCATCGGTGCCGGCGACCACTACGATGGTGGGGTGGGCAGCGGAACTGGTGCAGACGGCGATTGGTGACTTTATCGATAGCCTGATGCCGTCATCGGTTTATCCGGCGCTGTCGGCTCGGGGTGGGCGGTTCACCTTTGGCCGCAATGGTGTGGTTAGCCTGCCACGCCGCAATCCCACGCCCAATCTCGCGGGTGCGTTTGTGGCGGAAGGTGCGGCTATTCCGGTGCGTCAGGGTGCCTTCTCGGCGATCACGCTGACCCCCAGGAAGATGGGTGTTATTTCGACCTTCACCCGTCAGATCATGGAACACAGCACGCCCGCGATCGAACAGCAGATCCGGCAGATGATGCAGGATGATACGGCTGTGGCGCTGGACACTGTGCTGCTTGATGCAACGATCGGCAGCACATTGCGTCCTCCTGGGTTGCGGTACAATGTGGCTGCGACCACTGCCACGGCTGGCGGCGGGTTCAATGCACTGGTCGGGGATATCAAAAATCTGGTTGGTGTCTTGGCAGCGTCGAATTCGTTGCGCAGTCCGGTCTGGATCATGAACCCGGTCGATGTTCTGAGTCTTACTTTGACCCAGAATGCCGGCGGTGATTTCCCGTTCCAGATTGAAGCCAACGGGGGTCGCTTGCAGGGTTATCCGATTATTCAATCGACCACCATGCCGGCGAAGATGGTGATCTTGATTGATGCGGCTGACTTCTTCTCAGCGACGGGTGACGAGCCGCAGTTCAGTGTTTCCGATCAGGCGACTCTGCATATGGAAGACACTACTCCAACTGCGATCGCCTCAGTTGGTACTCCCAATACGGTCGCTGCCCCGGTGCGTTCGCTGTGGCAGACCGACAGCATTGCGGTGCGGATGATGCTCGATATTTCTTGGGACATGCGGCGCACTGGTGTTGTCGCGTGGACTCAGACTGTCACTTGGTAGTCTGAGGGCTAAGTCTCCTCCTCCTTACGCCGGCAGAGTCACCCGCTCTGCCGGCGCTTTTTGGTGAGCCAATGCGTCTTCTCGTGCTTTATCATGCTGGCTTTACTTATACGCCGACAGTCCATCACTATCTTTCGGCTATTAGTCGTTATTCCGCTTTTGATGTTGATTATTTTAACGTGGATCAGTCATATGGCGGTAAGTTGGACTTCTCCGCTTACGATGCTGTTTATATTAATTACTGTGTGGTTAGCGTTAATCGGATAGACCCGCCACCTTTTATGATGTTGCTGATTTCGGGGTTGCGGCGATATGGCGGCGTTAAGATAGCGTCGGTGCAGGATGAATATGATTTCGTCAATCGGACTAAGGTTTTCTTATTGCAGATCGGGGTTGATGCGGTTTTAACGTGTGTGCCGCAGGTTGGGGTGCGGGACATTTATTCTGAGCCGGAATTTGATCGGATCTACTTGCGCACGATACAAACGGCATATTTGTCGGATGAATTGATGGCGGTTGATCCGGCGGAAATTCTGCCATTGGCAGAGCGCCCGATCGCGTTGGGTTACCGGGGTCGCGCGTTACCGTATCGGTTGGGTGATTTGGGGTGGCATAAGACCGAGATTGCCGATCAGTTTAAACGGGCTTGCGCCAGGGCTGGGGTGGTGTGCGACATCGAGGTGGATGAAGAGAAGCGGTTTACTGGCGAGGCGTGGCTGGGGTTTGTTCGCAATTGCCGGGTCCATCTGGGTACGCCATCTGGCGCGAATGTGTTTGATTTTGACGGCAGTCTGGATTGCCGGATGACCGAGAGATGGAATGCGAAGCCGGGGTTACCGTATCAAGAAGTACGGGATGAATTATTGCCGTATGAAGTTGCTCACGATATGGGTCAGGTGTCGGCTCGTATATTTGAGGCGGTTGCACAAAAGACCGCTTTGGCGTTATTGAGGGGGAACTATTCCGGGGTGGTAGAACCGGAAGAACATTACGTTCCGATTAATCCTGACTATTCCAATGTTGACGATGTGCTAAAGCGCATTCTCGATGTGTCGGCGATGCAGGAAATGGCGGATCGCGCCTTCTATCATGTGCTTAATGATACGCGCAATCGTTACTCCTACATGGTGTCGCAGATCGACGCTTTGACATATCAGATTGGAACAATTCCAGGGAAGCAAGGGGTATCGCCCTTAAAGGTGACGGCGCAGCCGTTGGGTTGCGATCCGTATTTGTTTGACAAGTTGTGTTGGTTAAAGGCGGCGTATCAGAAGCAGGTTGATGATTACTTTGAGTTTGTCGGATTGGTGTCGCGGCAGGAGGTTAGGGTTATCGACAATCTGGATGGTAGTTATCAGGTGATTAAGGGTGACTTTAAGGAGGCGGGGTTCGGTAGTTAGAGAGGAATACACTAATGGTAATGGTCATCTTGAGCGGGCCGCGTATTCCGCAAGGGGAGTCGCTCTCTAGTCCAATCGATTGCACGGTTGGGCACCCGGTGCGGATCACGATGCCAACCGATTGGACGCCAGCTCTATTGACGTTTCAAGTTTCCACCGATGGTGGATTTTATCATGACGTACATGATTACAAGGGTGATGCGATCGCTATTAACGTAACTCCTAACGCGACAGTCATTCTTGAAAGTAAATGGGGTGAAGCCGTTGCTTTTCTTAAAGTAAGATCGGGGACAGCCGGGAGTCCGACTGTGCAAGAGGCAGACCGTGAATTTTCGGTAGTGGTTACTACACCGTTTCCTACAGAAGCTCCGGTTGTGTCCAGCGCCCAGCTTATGGACACTAGGACGGTTAATGTCGTATTTAGCATGCCTCTTGATCAAACCGTGATGCCTGTCGCGACTTCGTTTGTGGTTAGTTACAATAATTCTGACAGAGCTACGAGTGAGATAATATTTTTTAATTCGACAACCATTCGGTTGACGGTTAGCCAGAGTATGTCTGGCGGGGCTGGGGTATGTAATGTGTCTTATCTGACGCCAACAAGTAGTTGGTTGCGCAGTGCTGGTGGGGTTGCGGTCGAAAGCTTCTCAGACTTTCCGGTTACTGTAGTAACCATTGGGGAGCGCGGGTGAAATGAGATGGATTTTAGCTGTCTTGCTGGTTATTTATTCTTCCGGCGCAGTGGCGCAGACAACGTGCGATAAGTTTAATGCGGCAATTACTACCGGACCTATGCCGGTAACGCAGCGGGTTCCTGGGGTTGCTAATAAGAAAATCTATATTTGTGGTTATTCCATTAATCGTGGAGCGAATGATCTGGAGTTTGAACTTTCTGCCGGTAAAGGGGTTAATTGCGCCACTGACTTCAAGATATTGATTCCACGCACCGGGGTTCCGGTTAGTGGTATTGTTAATCGACAGCCATTTGCCGGGGCTGGGGAATATACTGCTCTTGGCGATGCTGTGTGTTTGCAAACTTGGGGTGCTGCGGGGGCGACGTTGACCTCGACTTTCTATTGGGCGCAGTTCTGAGGAGGATGGTATGCGGGCGCGTGAGCAAGAAGTTAAAGAAGAGAAGCAGATGACCTTGCGAGAGGTGCAGACGGCATACGAGGCGGATGAAGAGTTTACCGAGGAACAGGTGCGTGCGGCGCTTAACCTAGAAGCCGAAACGGTGATGAACACCACAGTGCCAACCCCGACAGCGGCTGATGTCGATAAGTTCATCCTGGGTGAAATCACTTTTGACGAAAAGGAAGTACATGACGTTCCGACTATGCCGCCGCTTGAGGTTCAGCAAGCATTGCTAGACCAAGCGGTGCCGACTGAGCCGCCGGGTTCAGAGTTGCCGGAAGGTCCAGCTGCGCCGCCGGTCAATCGTGATGTGCCGCATGTCAGTGGTGCCGGGACTGTTGGATCTGCACTTACTTGTACTATGGGTAATTGGGAGAACGAGCCTACCAATTATTCATACGATTGGCAGACGGACGGTTCGTCTAATACTGCCACGGGTTCAACTTACGTTGTCGCGGCTGGCGATGCCGGTAAGGGAATCTCCTGCATCGTAACCGCCTTCAACGCGCTGGGGTCAACTGTGGCTCCGGTATCGAATGTTGTGACTGTTGAAGCTGCTGGTGGCGCGGTTCGTGAGCGTGAGATAACTGCCGGCGAAAACACCCCAGGCTATCAAACCCGCACGGTTCCAACGGCACCGAAGCGGTAATGCCTGTTCCCGGCATTATCTCGCGGGCAGGGGCGGCACTGGTTCGCCCCTTTCGCGGCATTCCAAAGCAGTTGGGGCATTCGTTGCCGTTTACCGGCGGGGTTGTTCCCAGCGATTGGCCGCTCAATTTTTGGCAGACCGGACGCGATCCGCTCACCAGTGGCGGGTCGGCGGTTGTCTATGCCTGTCAGAACGCCTATTCGCAAACCATCGCGATGTGTCCTCCCACTCATTGGGAGAGCGATGGTAAGGGTGGGCGCGAACGTTATACTACATCGGCATTGTGTCGGGTGTTGCGTAAACCCAATTCATACCAATCGACAGCTGACTTCTTTTTATATCTGACCGATTGTTTATATGGCGAGGGTGAGGCTTTCGGGTTGGCATTGCGTAATGCCCGGTTTGAGATCACCGAAATCCATCTGATGGACCCCCGGTTATGCTATCCGAGAATTTCGACCACCGGGGAATTGTTCTACTACATGTCCGGTAGCGAGATTGTCGAGCGGAAGTTCGCTGGTAATCTCGATCTGTTGAGTGCGGTGCCGGCCAGAGATGTATTGCATGTGCGTCTGCCGGATAAGCGCAATCCGTTGATCGGGGTGCCGCCATTGCAAGCGGCCTTGATGGAGGTGGCGGCATCGAATTCGATGATCGCCCAGGCTTTGGCATATGCCTCTAATCAAGGGCGTCCTTCCGGGGTCATTGAAACCGATCTGAAGCTCGACCGTGAGGCTGTCGCGGAAGTGCGGCGGATGTGGAATGCCCAGACTGCCGGGGCGAACCAGGGCGGCACACCGATCCTGACAGCCGGGTTGAAGTGGTCATCCGCGATTGTGACTTCGCGAGATCAGCAACTAGCCGAATTCCTTCAGATCTCCGATCAACGGGTGGCAACGGCATATCGGGTGCCGCTGGCATTGCTGAGTTTGCAATCGGCGGCGGGGCCGCAGGGTTCGACCGAGAGCTTGATGGCGTTCTGGGTCAGCACGGGTCTTGGTTTTGCCGCCAACCTTATCGAAGATGCCATTGGTCGATTGTTTCAGTTGGCCGGTTGGCCGGATGATTATGTTGAACTCGATCTGGAAGCATTGCTAAGAGCTAACTTCAAAGATCGGGTTGAGGCATTAGCGCGGGGTGTCCAGGGCGGGATCTATAGTCCTAACGAAGCGAGGGCTAAAGAAGATCTGCCTGCAATGCCGTTTGGGGATGAACCAAGAGTACAACAACAGGTTGTACCTTTGAGTGCTTGGGCGCAAGCCCCGCCCGCCACACCAGCACCAGACGCTCCACCTTCATCACCGCCGGCATCGGGACCGGAAGGAGATAGTACCGATGACGGTCAGCCAGGAGAAAAACAACAGGAGCAATGGATCGGCCAGATCATCCATGCCGCTGACCGATTTGATGCCAAACGGCACATTACCTGACGCCTTTGCCGATGCGTTGGGACAAGTCCTGGCGCAGCAACGGCATGAATGGCGATCGGAGAGAGAATTAGCTCAAGTGGAGAGCCGGCGAGCGATTGCGGAGCTTGAAGCTAAGGTTGCTAATCTGACGCTACAGATCCATCAGATGTATGCCGAGAAGCTGGCGATCATCCAAGATGGTAAGGACGGTTTAAACGGTATTGATGGCAAGGATGGGTTACCGGGGTCGCCGGGGGAAATAGGACCGCAAGGTGAGCGGGGCGATCCGGGGGAAAGCATTGTAGGACCGATCGGTCCTGCTGGCCCGCCAGGAGAGAGGGGTGAGCCTGGAGCGCCGGGACAGAGGGGGGCGATCGGTGATCCCGGTATACAGGGCGAACGTGGCGAGCCTGGAGAGCCGGGTTTAGGTTATCTGGGTCCACCCGGTCCTCTTGGCCCCCAGGGATTGCCGGGAAAGGATGGCCCGCAGGGCGAACGTGGCGAAAGTGTGATTGGTCCCGCCGGTCCTGCTGGTCCGCAGGGGGAGCGGGGCGAACCAGGGGTGCCCGGGCAAAGTGTTGTCGGCCCACCCGGCGATCCTGGGGAGCGGGGTGAGCCTGGGGAGCCGGGAGAGAGCATTGTTGGCCCGCAGGGCGAGCGTGGGGAGCCGGGTGAGCGTGGCGATCCTGGGATGCCGGGAGAGAGCATTGTTGGCCCGCAGGGTGAGCGGGGCGAGCCGGGAGATAGCATTGTTGGTCCGCAGGGCGAGCGTGGCGAGCCGGGCGAGCCAGGGGAGAGTATTGCGGGGCCGATAGGCCCGAAAGGTGAAAGAGGCGATCCTGGGCCAATGGGACCGGCCCCGGATGAGGAGCTACTCGCTGAAGCGGTTGAACGGGCAGTTTCCCGATTGCCGCCGGCAGAACCCGGTCTTCCAGGCGAGCGCGGAGAGAAGGGTGATCCGGGGGAGATTGGGCCGGTAGGTCCGCAGGGACCATTGCCCGATGAGTATGTGGTTCAACAGCTGGTGGTGGATGCGGTTGTCGATGCGGTCAATGCGTTGCCGCCGGCAGAGAAAGGTGACCCCGGTGAGAGGGGTGAGCCTGGGGCTAAGGGCGAACGTGGGGATATTGGGCCAGAGGGTGTGCCCGGTAAATTTAGTGCATTGCGGTTGTGGCGGCGCGGGGTGCATTACGAATCCGATCTGGTGATGCATCAGGGTTCGACCTATTGCGCCGCACGAGATACGGGTGAAGAGCCGCCTCATGAGGATTGGCTCCTAATCGCCTCTAAGGGTGAAGCGGGGGAAACCCCGTATGCCGGCGATGTCTGCGGTCTGTACAAGACCGGCAGAAAGTACCGGAAGTTCGATATTGTTGTTTTGAACGGAGCTGAGTGGCGCGCCAAGCAGGATGACCCCGGCGATCTCCCTGGTGAGGGTTGGGCCTTGTCGGCACAGAAAGGAGAGCGGGGGAATAAAGGCGAGAAGGGTGAGCGGGGTGATAGAGGGCTACCCGGTGCGCCAGCTTTGACAATTGCCGATTGGGAGGTGAAGGGGTATCAGGCTGTGCCGGTAATGAGCGACGGCACGTTAGGCCCATCGCTCGATCTGAGAGAGTGTTTTGCGCAGTATAATGAAGACCGGGGATAACATCCCGTGGCGTTCGGTGGACTCAGAGGTACATTAACAGGGTTCGGTACTAGCATTGTTACGCCGGAAACGGCTGATGGTAGTGTTGCGGTAAGCATACAAGATCTTATTGTTGTGATGGTTGCCGAAGCAGCGGCCAATACCGTTACAACGGTTACCGACAATCTCGGACAAACTTACACCGCAATAAATGCCGGCACGCTTTCTAGTGTTGGTCTTAGAGGGTATTACCGATATGTAACGGTCGCCGGCACACTGACCCAGGTCAGTTGTGTCATGACCAGTTCTTCAAATGACCACGCAATTTCGGTCGCGGTTTATGAAGGACCGTTTACCAGCACACCGTTAGATCGCGCTCCCGCTAACACTGTCGATGCGGCAACACCTTACACTTGTGCTGCGACAACCGTTCTGTCGCAAGCTAACGAGCTTATCGTTGCTGGTCTTGGGTTGATCCGATGCCAGACGGCAACGGCTACCTCGCCGAATACGCTGGCTATTAATACTTTATCGGCGGCTGCTAACACTAACAACGCCTGTTCGTCTACGATTGGGTATCAGGTAGTTGCTGCCACCACTTCCGTTACGCCGGTCTTTGCTTCATCCGGTACAATTACCGGCGGTGTGCAGATCGTAGCTACTTTTCGACAAGGTGTTATTGATACAGCCAGGGCTGTTTCTACGGCGACCAGTACGGTAACAGCCGGCGGTAATACCGGCAAACGTATCGTCGGTTCTGCGGCGGCTGTTGGGGCGGTTGACGGTCGAGGATCTAGTGATACTTCTCGATCTGGTTCCGGAACTGCCGTTGGCACTGTAGCAGCCGAAGGGCTGGCAACAGCAGATATATACGGTGTTGGATCAGCCACCGCTATTAGCGTGGCTACCGCAACAGGTTCAACGGTAGCCGGTGCTTATCCTTTAGGTCTGATTGCGCGAACTAGCAAAACATTTCCTACTCCCGATGGAGGTACAACAGACCCGATTGATACGTCGGGAGCGAATTTTATCCTTTTACAAACAAGCGAAAATATAGCTGCTGGGGTTTTTAGCGTCAGCGATAATAAAGGTAATACCTGGCAGTTTGATAACACGGTTACAAATGCTGCGTCTGGACCGAATTTACGTCTCCGAGTTTATAGCGTTAGCCCTTTTACCGGCGGCGGTGCCAAAGTTGGGCCTAATCATACATTTACTGTTACCAGCGTAAATTCAAATGTTTCAATTCAGGTTTCTGCTTTTAGGTACGCGGGGACTTTTTCTTACGGAAGTATAGCGGTAGCGCAAGGTGCATTACCGCATGGTACTACCCCTTTCTTTGCAAATGCCGGTGATTTAATCATCACCGGGGTAGGTGGTACTAACAATATATTTTCTGTTAGTTCTGGTTTTATCGCTTCTAATCTTCCGGTTGGTGAAAGTTGGGGGGCTGCTTACGCTTTTTATACCACATCCAGTTCCGGTAATGTTAATCCAATTTGGACTGGTGGTGTTGATGGTCTTGCCACCGGCAACGCGGCGGTAATTACCCAGGCTCTTAGTGGTGTCTGGATTGATGATAATGCCTCTGTCGGCACAGCACGCGCGACTAGTACTGGATACGCGCGGTCTGCACCGTATCCGCTTGGTCTGATTGCGCAATCGAATAAAGCGTTTCCAACTGCTGATGGAGGTACTACCGATCCGATAGATACGTCGGGCGCGAATATGCTGTTTCTGCATTTCTCGCACGATGTCGCTGTAAACTTCTTTACCGTATCGGACAATAAAGGCAATAACTGGCTTATCAATACTCCGATAAGCGATGCTGCATCCGGTGCGGTTTGCCGGGAGCGTACATACAACGCCGCCCTTAGTGGTATCAAGGTTGGGCCGGGTCATACCGTTACCGTACTTGGTGCTGGCGGCAAGATCGCGATCCAGTTCCTGGCCTGGAGGAGTAGCACGGGCGTAGGCTTCGACCAGCTTGGGGTCGGGCAAGGTGCATTACCGCACGGCGGCGGACCTATTACTCAGTACTTTCCAGACGAATTGATCATTACTTCATTCTCCGGTGCTTCTAGTCCGGCGGGGGTAGAAGCTGGTACTACGATCTTAAATACCATTGGGCCGGGTGCAAATAATTACGCTACGTCAGTCGCGTATTTTATACGGCATTCGGCTGGAACTTTAGAACCTTGGTGGTTTGGGTCGGGCAACGCTGGCGTCACCACTCAAGGATACATTGGTACTTGGCTTGATGCTAATGCGTCAGTTGGTACAGCGAGTGCGACCAGTTCTGCTGTTGGTGTCGCGCCCGCTGCCGCTGCTGATACCGGAACTGGGACTGCATCAGCTTTAGGTGTTGCGAGTGGCGTAGGTTTAGCAACAACTAATACAGGAGTAGGGACTGCATCGGCTACGAGTACAGCAATTGGTGTTTCGCCAGTTGCAGTATCTGCGATGTCTCATCTGGTTAGTGCTTATACTCCGGGGGCACCTACCAATTCTTTCAATGGGTATTTTGGTTTCAAGTTTAGAACCGACACTATCACCGAACATCGCTATAATCGGATGGGCATTCGTGCTGAATCCGGTAACACTGGTCTTCACACGGTTGGTCTTCACTATTTTACAGGAGGTGATGGCACCCCGATAGGCACGCCGATCCGTGGGGTTGATATTGATTTAACCGGCAGTACGGCAGGTAATTGGTATTACGCCGAAATACCGGAGATTATACTAAGTGATCTTACCAGCTATCTAGTGGTAGCTTCTGTTGTATCTGGTGGTCAATTATGGGCTGATTCTGGACCCGTAACACTAATTGCGGGTACTACTGACGTTGCTGCTGCCTATAGTCCTGCTGGTGGTCCTTGGTCACAGAGTGCTGTTCAAAATGAGTCGTATGTCGGTCTTGATCTTGGTCTTACAGGCACTCGCCTTGTAGCCCACGCCCAAGGCTATGGTGGTCAGAATGGTGGCGCTACCAACTCAGCAGATACAACCGGCGCTAATCTTTTAGTTTTGCATGTCACCAATTTCAACATTCCCACAATAAGTGATAGCAAAGGCAATACTTGGACGGTTCTCGGTCACACAGACAATGGTTCAATTCGCGATTATGTCTATTACGTCAACTCTCAAACGCCTAATGTTGGTTCAGGACATTCGGTTACATATAGTGGTCTAGACACTTACTGCTCCGCTGAGTTATTAGCATTTTCTATTGCTGGCCCTTGGACGTTCGATGAAATACAGGGGGCAACAGGTGCAAACCCGGTAGGGGCAAGTTTAACAACAGATCAAGCGAATGAGTTGGTCATCAGCACGGCTGCTGGTGATAACCCGCTTTTATTTACGTCCGTTACCGGCGGCCTCAATATTGTAGCATCCGGTGCTGGTGTCGGTGCGGTTAATTTTACTACAGCGTCGGCATATAAAGTTCAACCGTCGCTTGCCACGGTAACGGCTACTTGGACTGCCAGTGGTGCCAATCAAGTCGCCACTAATATATTTGCGTTTAAGCCTTATGTTGCTGTCACTGACACCGGGGTCGGAACGGCATCGGCTGTTTCTACCGCGACGGGTATTTCACCGGCTGGTACAGATGTTTCTGGGGCTGGTACAGCTGCCGCCATCGCGAATGCTGCCGCAACTGGTCGCACCGGGCAAAATCGCCCAGGTATTGCGGCAGCGGTTGGTACGGCAACAGCCGGGGGTAGCAGTGATGTAAGACAGCCTGGGTCAGCCGCATCGGTTGCGCTAGCAACTGGTGCTGCTTCGACCGGGCAGGTTCGTCAGGGTATCGCGGCAGCGGTTGGTACAGCGAGTGCCGGTAGTCGCAGTGATGTAAGACAGCCCGGATCAGCCGCATCGGTTGCGCTGGCAGCTGGTACGACATCGACCGGGCAGGTTCGTCAGGGTATTGCGGCAGCGACTAGCACCGCTAGCGCAAGTGGTCGCAGTGATGTAGGTGGTCAGGGTCTAGTTGCTGCAACCGGGACGGCAACTGGCGCATCGACCTCAGAGCTTCATGTCTCGGGTGCTGGTGCAGCGACAGCGATAGGTGCAGCTGTTGCGAGTGCATCGACCGGGTTGAACCGGGCTGGTACGGCAACAGCGTCTAGTACTGCTACCGCAAGCGGTCGAAGTGATGCAACTGGTCAGGGTCTAGCTGCGGTTGTTGGTCAAGCGGCGAGTATCAGTGCAACCGGGCAGGTTCGGGCTGGGACGGCAACAGCGGTTGGGACCGCTAGCGCAAGTTCCCGCAGCGATGTTGCGCGGGCCGGGTCAGCCGCCGCGACCAGTGAGGCAGTTGGTTTAGCGGCTGTTGGGTTTAGCCAAGGTCAAGCAGATGCCACAGCGGTGGCTCTGGGGGTTGGTCGGGGCGACGGGGTAGGTCAGGGTGCGGCATCAGCGTTAAGTGCGTCTGGTGCCGCTGGGCGGGCCGATACAGTGGTTGTGGGGGCGGCAGTAAGTGTCGCGACCGTAACTGGATCGGCAACGTTTCAGATCGATCATTCGGGGTCTGGTTCAGCCGCTGCGGTTAGTACCGCAACCGCGAGCGGGCGTAGTGATATACCGGCTGTCGGTGCAGCATTCGGACTTGGTGCTGCGGTCGGTGCTTCATCCTCACAGCTTGATCTGTTTGCTGTGGGTGCCGCTGCCGGGTTGGGTACTGCGGGTGCTACCGGACGGGCTGACGCTGTTGTTGCCGGATTGGCGGCTGCGGTTGCGACAGTTACGGGTGCATCCACCTCCAGCCTGGACGCTTATGGGGCGGGTGCGGCAACTGGGGCAGGGATTGCCGCAGCGACAGGTCGCGGGGATGGGATTGCGGTTGGCGCGGTCCTGGCGGCTGGTACAGCTACGGCAACTGGTCGAGGGGATGGGGTTGCCACCGGGTCTGCGGTAGCAACCAGCAATGCCGCTAGTCTGGCTGATGTCGGGTATTCGGAAGGGCATGCCGCAGCTGTCGGTGTGGCGGCAGCGACAGGTCGCGGAGATGGGACTGCGGTTGGTGCGGTCCTGGCAGCTAGCGCAGCTACGGCAACAGGTCGCGGGGATGGGGTTGCTACCGGATCTGCGGTAGCGATCGGTAGCGGCACTGGTCTGGCCGATGTCGGGTATTCTGAAGGGAACGCCGCAGCTACCAGCGCGGCAACGGCAACTGGGCGCAGTGATAGCCGGGTAGCTGGTTTAGCGGCGGGGACAGGTGTTGCGGCTGCGACCGGCCAAGGGGATGGTACAGGTACAGCTGCATCGGTAGCGACCAGCACAACCCAGTCAACTGGCCGATCCGATGCGATCCCAATAGGGTCGGCGACAGGTGTAGCTACAGTTGTTGCCAGCAGTCGGACAGATGTCCGGTCAGCCGGCGATGCAGTCGGGATAAGTGTAGCCATTGGGTCTGGCAGGCTGGATGTCCGGTCTGACGGTGTAGCACTTGGTACTGGGTTTGGCCGCGCGGTTGTACTGGTTATCGGTAGCGGGATCGCTACCTCGACCGCTACAGCTGCTGGACGATCGGATGCCCGTAGTGATGGTATTGCAGCGGGAACCGCAGTCGGGATTGCGGCGGGGGTGCTGGATGTCGGGTCGGTCGCGATTTCGGCGGCACATGGGCAGGGGGTCAGTTTTTCGGTCGAACCCGGTTCGATCGTCAAGACAATCGATCTGCGTGGGTATCTGCCGGTTCCGATTTCCTTGGTGGGGCAGTATAATCCCGAAGTTACGCTTAAGGGAAATCTGCCGGCTGTCACGAAATTGACAGGAGAACGGGATAATGTGATCTCGCTCACCGGCAATCGAACGGCCAAAGTCGATCTAACTGGCAATATCGGAGAGTAAAATGCCTGGATTTAGCGACAGTGCAGAGAATTCTTTGCTCAACCTGATCTATAGTGCCACGGCGTGGGCCAACGTAGCTGACAACGCCGCAGGTACTCCACTCACGAATATTCACGTTGCTCTGCATTCTACTCCTGGCCCAGCTGACGCTGGCACTATGTCAACCAACGAGATCGCCTATTCTTCATATGCGCGCGTCAATGTGGCTAGGTCTACTGGATGGACAACTGCGACCACTGGAGTGATTTCTCCGGCGGCACAAATTGATTTTCCAGCCGGGACCGGAGGTTCGGGTACTGCTACGGATTTTAGTACAGGAAAGACTGGTGGTGGTGCGGCTATTATATTTATGTACGGTTCAATTACTCCAAGTATTGTCTGTGGGTCGGCGGTAACTCCGCATCTCACGGTTGCAACGACTCTGAGTGTGGACTGATTACTGCATGCTTGTTTCCGATGAGATAAGGCGCTGTCTGATCGAACTCGACATCGAGGGGATGGTGCGTGCCTGGGGGCGGATGTGGCCCGGTTTGCCGGTGCCGGCTACTCGTGGCGAGGTCTTGGTGGCATTGCATATGGCTCGTACCACAGCGGCGACTGTGCCGCTCAGGTTGCGGTCCTATTCGCATCGATGGCTGATTGACCAGGGGTATCCATCGCAACTGCCCGATCATCTAAAGTCGCGTGCCGAGAGACTGTACCCAAAGGTGGAAAAGTCAGTCGGTATATCGGTGAACTCGAAATACCCGGTGGTCAAGCACGCTATCCAGACCGCAATGGAGCAAGCGGTATTGGAAGCCTACGCGGACGGTCATAGTGACGAACCGGAAAAGGTACGCCAGCGTATGTTGGAAGCGCGACAAAAGGAGCGGAGGGGGCTGGGATTATGACTTCTCGGCAGGATTTTACGATCGACGCAGGACGCGATTACCAATTGGCAGTCGCATTGTTTGAAGCTGATAACACAACCCCGTTGAACCTTCTCGATACCATCGTTGAGTGGATCGTCAGTAAGCAGGGGGTGGTGCAGCTGATTAATAAGTCGAGTACGGACCCTACTCAAATTGAGGTGACCTCGATCGGCGAGGGTTTGTTGACAATCTATGTCGAGGCTCCCGACACCGAGGTTCTTGGTGCGCTGACTTGCGAGCATGAATTGATTGTGACTGAAGCTGCCGGCAATGAGGCTACGGTAATGCGCGGGTTGATCACGATCTCCAAACGCACGGTTAACTGATGCCACCGTTAAACTATCATATCTCCACCGTGATCGAGCCGGCGGCAACCTTTGCCCTGGTGTCGGTCGAGATGGCAAAGGATTTCCTGCAAATCCCGGCGAGTGATACGTCACAGGACGGCACGCTCGGGGTGCAGATCGCCCAGGTTAGCGCCGCCATCAATACCTATTGCGATCGGGTGTTTGTGCGGCAGAGCTATCGCGACCAGTTCCGCATGCCATCTAATTGGTTGGGGGCGGGCGAGCCATTGGTAACCCGACAGCGCCCGATCGTGATGGTGGCTGGTGTCCCGATCCTTACTGTGATCGAGGATGGATCTTCGATCACCGGGTGGGAGGTGTATTCCCATCCGGGGCATCTGTACCGATTGAATGGAGGCAGTGCCGCAGCGGCTTGGGCCGGCGCTTTGGTGGTGGTCGATTACGAGGCCGGGTTTGAGCTTATCCCGGAGGATGTCCAGGGAGCGTGCCTTCAGTGGCTGTCCTCCCGGTGGACTACCCGTGGGCACAATCCAATGCTGAAGTCGCAGACCATTCCGGATGTGGTCGCGGAAACCTATTTCGGTATGGATATGACTACACAATCGGCGGCAATGCCAAACGAGGTGCAGCAAATCCTCAATAGTTACCGACTCTGGAGCGTTTAAACGTGACGATCGCTGATAGATTGTATGCCCGCTGCGGTGAGCCGGTCAATCTGGAGAAGCGTACTGACACGGCAAGCGGTGTTGGTACGATCATTGAGAGCTACACGGCATTTGCCACCGGACTGATGGCGAAGGTGGTTGAGGTTGGTACGTTGCATTCCGGCACGGAGCAGGTTGAGGAGGGAGCCACGCATCTGATTACGATCAGTAACTTTGCCGGTGCCGAAACGGCTGAGTATATAACGTATGGAGTGCGCCGGATGCGGGTGCAACGGATGCGGACGATAGGCCCATCGGATATTCGGTTTATGCAATACCTGTGTGAGGAGATCGAGAAAAATGCTTAGTGGCGGGCGAGGCCCAGCATTTACGATCGATTTCACAGCCGCAGAGCGCGGCATATTGAGAATACAAGATTGGGCAGACATTGTTCATGAGCCGATCCGCAATGCCGTTCGGGTGACGGCGGAAGAGGTGCGGAGGGATGCGGCGGCAACCATCAGCCGGCAAGGCCCGCCACGGTCTATTGCCAATCAACCACCGGCAAGGGAAACCGGGTTTCTGTTGCGGTCCCTCCAGATTACGATCGGGCGAAATAAAAGAAAGAAGGGCGAGGTTGCTTATGTACAATCCGGCAAAGTGGGGGTGAATACCGTCAAGTTTGCTTTTTATGGGTTTATGTTGGAGAGCGGGACAAAGGGTCTTAGGGCGATAGCGCCTCGTCCGTTTCTGGTGCCGGCGCGAGCAAGACATACCGCTAATTTTATTGCTCGGGTCCAGGCGGCGATCGATATCGCGGTTAAGCAAAGTACATCCTGATGAAGACAACACCAATCATCATGCGGCTTATCGAGGCTGCGCCGATCCTGGGTGGACGGGTAGCTGGCGCGGCAGACTTTAATGCGGAGGTTGAGGCGGTTCGTTTGGGACTGCCGTGTGCCTTTGTTATGCGGTCGAGTGGAGAAGCGTCGGATGCCGATACGCTTGGCGAGGTTGTCCAGATGCTCACCGAGGAATTCGCGATCGTTCTCGCTATCGACAATAGCGTGAGTACAACCGGGCAACCAGCAGAAGACAATCTTGCCCCGGTGTATGAAGAAGTGCTGGAAGCCTTATTGGGGTGGATCGATAACGGCACCCATAACTCTCTGGTGTTTGTGCGGGACGATCATGTCGGGTTTGATCGTTCGCGGCTTTGGCATCAGATGTTGTTCCGCACATCGAGTTCGATTTCCAGTCTCGATGGGATGTCTTAACACAGGAGGGTAAAATGTCTGATCGTAGGCCGATAATGAGATCTCGGGAAGACGTAAGCCGTCAGCAACAGCAGTCCAGGGAAGCCCAGGCTCGTCAGGAAACCATTCAACCGCGTGAGGGTGAAGAGGAGATACCCGCGCGCGTAACCGTTACAACGTGGCATGCGCAGACGTATATTATGAATGAGGCGGGGGACGCCTGGGAGCTTCACCCTGATGCGATAATTGATGGCGGCGCGCCACCACCGGAAGGTGGACCTCCGGTAGCGCCAACCGTGGTTGATACGCCATCGGTATCGGGACCGGATGGTCTTACATCGGCATCGGTGGGTCAAACTTTGAATTGTACTATGGGCAATTGGAACGGTGAACCTACTAACTATACATACCAATGGCAAAGTGATAGTAGTCCAGTAGGTACAGGAACCGCTTCTTACATGGTTGCGGGATCTGATTCCGGAAAGTCGATTACTTGCGTGGTGACCGCAACCAATGCTACCGGATCTGCTACTGCGCCGCCGTCTAATGCTGTGGTTGTAGCGTAAGTTGGTGCGTGGCGCGCCACATAGAGGGGAGTAAATAAATGCCTACGTTGTTGACGCGCCGTGCAGCGGTGCTGTTTAAACTTGAGGTGGGGTCTGCTCAGGAAGGTATCGATCAAAACCCGTCACCGGCTACGGATGGCGTCCTTGTTGAACAACCCTTGCGGATAACATTCAATCCGAATGTTATTGATACCACCGAAGTTACACCATCTCTAGATTCATTCGATCCGATCGTCGGTGGTACTTCGGTGAGTATCGAATTCGATTGTTATCTGAAGGGGAGTACGGCTCCGGGGGTTGCCCCGGAATGGAGTAAGATCCTCAAGGCGTGTGGCTTCGCTGAATCAATCCCGACAGCAATTACATCGGAAGCTTTGGCGGCGGGTGGTACAACAACAACTGCTACACTGGGTGCAACTGCTGTGGCTACGGCGGATCTGTATCGTGGTAGGCCGATCACCTTTACCGGCGCATATACAGGTACGAGCTTTGTCTACAATTATACCGCAGGCAAGGTTGCGAGCCTCACCGACACCGCTAGCTTGCCGTTGGTGGC